AACCTGCGCACTGTGATTGAGCACGGTAGCTCGCCTCAAGAAAAGTAAGGAAAACCCTATGGCAAAAAGCAAGCTGGTAATCCAGCCGGGGCCGTATTTCTACGCGGCGGCCAAGGGCGCGCTGGCGGCCCGGGGCGAGACCATTTCGGACTGGGCCAAGAGCAAGGGCCAGACCGTCACCAATCTGAAGACCGCGATGACCGGCGGAGCGAATGGACCGAAGTCCATCGAGTTGCGGCGAGAGATCACCGAGTACGTCGGCGAAGACATGCTGCGGACGCTGATCGAGGACCGGATGCGCCGTGAAGGAATTCTGCGGTGAACCGTTTGGCGCGCCGACTTCGCGCGTGGTCCGACCGCATCGACCGGTCGATCTGGGGCGATGCGATCGGGCTGGTCTCGATCGGTATCACGTTGTGGGCGGGGCTGCTGGCCGCCCATGTCTGGGGAGGGTGAGCGATGGTCCCCGTTCACATGAGGATTGCCATCCTGCGCGACAGGGTGATGCGGGCCGAAAAGCTCCGGGCGGAGATGTTCGCAGAGGCCGCGATGGCGCGCGGCGTCATGGATCCCGATGGGAACGTGGCGCCGGAGAAGCTGGTGGAGCGGCTGTCAGGCATTCTGAACGATCTGCTGTTCCTGGAGGATCTGGGCGTTCTGGAGGGGATACAGGCCCTGTTCGCCGCCGAGGCCAAGGCCACGGCCGGTCAGGGGGGCCTGTCATGAGCCCTGTCGACCGCAAGGATTTCTGCGCGACACTGCTGGCCGAGATCGACGCCTATATGGCGCGCGGCGGGCTGACCGCGTCCGACCTGTCGCTTGCCGCCGGGTTCTGCCAGAACACCCTGTCGACCATCCGCCGGCGCGGCGTCGTTAGCCGGACGGCTGCCGCGGCGCTTCGCAAGGCGATGCAGGACAATCCGCCCCGCGCCGGACAGGGCCGGAGCTGGGTGCCGGAGGGCCGCCTGCATGTCCGCAGGTTCGGGGCGTACCATGCGGTCTTTGCCGGTAAGACCAAGGTCTCCGGCCCGCTCGGATCGCTGGAGATCGCCACGGCGACGCGGGACCGTCTGGACCGCGAGCGGGGGCAGTCGCGCCGCCGCTGCATGACCTGCACCAAGCCCTTTTCAAGCGATGGGCCGCATAACCGGATGTGCGAGTCCTGCCGGCAGCTGTCCGTTCATGACGGGGCGGCCTGATGCACCACGCGAAGCTGGAAAATTCGCCCCGATTGCAGCGCGCCCTGGCGGTTCTGCTGCGACAGAAGGACTGGATCACCACGCGCAGCCTGATCCGGCGGGCCCGGATCTGCGCGGTCAATTCGGTGATCGCCGAGCTGCGCGAGAACGGCTGCAAGATCGAAACGAAACGCTCGATCGGGCGCGAGGGGGCGGCGCGCTGGTCGTATCGCCTGATCGAGGCGCCGGAGGGCTGGAATGGCTGATCCGCGCCTGATCCGCACCGCCGATCTGGACCCCGGCGAGATCGATGTCGGCAAGCGGCTGCGCCCGGTGTCGCAGCCCGGTGTCGCTGCCCTGGTGGCATCGGTGCGGGATCTGGGCGTGATGCTGGACGCCGTCCATGTGCGGCAGATCAGGGCAGGCGGCAAGACGGTGCTGCGGCTGATGGCGGGCGGGCATCGTGTCGCCGCCTGCGAGGCCCTGGGCCGCGCGGTTCCGGCGAAGATATGGGAGTGCACCGACGATTTCGCGCGGATGCTGGAGCTGGACGACAACCTGGCAAGCGCCGAGCTTTGCCCGCTCGACATGGCGATCTTCCTCGCCGAGCGGCAGGCGCTCTATCAGAAACTGAACCCGGGCTCGAAGAAGGGAATCTCGGGCGCCCTGGCGCGATGGGATAGAACGGACATCGTGTCCGTTTCATATGCCAAGGCGGTGGCGTCCAACTTCGGGGTGTCGGACCGTCACATCCGCCGTCTCGCGCAGGCGGGCGCCGCGCTGACAGACGAGGACCGGATCACCCTGCAAGGTGCCGGTCAGGTCCTGCAGAAGGATCTGCTGGCGCTGGCGAAGGCCGATCCGCCCCTGCGCCGCGCCGCGATCGACCGGTTCGCGGCGGGCGAGGCCGCCAGTCTGGTCGCGGCGCTGCGCCAGGTGGCGCCCGCGTCCGAGGTTCCGGCCAAGGATACTGCGGAGGAGGCGCTGGCGGAGCTGCAAGGCCGGTGGAGCCGTCTGCCGGTGGAGGTCAGGCGGCGGTTCGTCGAGGCGAACGCCGGGGAGCTGGCCGGCCTGCTGGCCGGGCGGCAGACCGGGGATGACCGCGATGCGTGAGCCCGACCGGATCTGGTGGAGTGCTGCGGAGATTGCCGAGGCGAGACTTCCCGATCTGCCATCCGCCGCGCAATCCATTAACCGCCTTGCATCGCGGTTGAAATGGCGGAGGTCCGGGTCGTTCGCGCGCCGTCGCGAGGGCAAGGGCGGCGGCTGGGAGTACCATTGGAGCCTGTTTCCCGCCTCGGCCCAGCGCAAGCTGCTGGTGGCGGCCGCGCCCGCGCCGCCGCCCCCGGAGACACCCCGCAAGGATCGCGGGGAGGTCTGGGAGTGGTGGGAGTCGTTGCCCGATGCCGTCCGGGACAAGGCCCTGACCCGGCTGAGGATCCTCGACGAGGTCGCGGCACTGGAACGCAACGGGATGTCGTCGAGTCTGGCGGTTCAGGATATCGCCCGGCTGCGCCGGGTCAGCCCGCGCACGATCTGGACCTGGCGCGATCTGGTCGCGGGTCTGCGCCCGGACGACCGCCTGCCGTATCTGGCGCCGCGCCATCGTGCCGCGGAGCGCCCGAAGCCGAAGGCCGGAGCCGTCGATCCGGAGTTCGGAAGCCTGCTGAAGGCAGGATACCTGACCGACAGCGCGCCGTCGTTTTCTGCGGCCTATGACTGGGCGGTCGATCTGGCCGCAAAGGACGGGGTGCAGGTCACGCCGATCCACACCATGCGCCGGTGGTTCAAGAAGGAAGTGTCCCGCACGACATGCGTGCTGGCGCGCGAGGGTGCCGATGCCCTGAAGGCGATGTACCCGCCGCAGCAGCGCGACCGGACGGCCCTGCGCCCGCTGGAAGTCGTGAACGCGGATTTTCACCGGTTCGACGTGTTCGTGCGCTGGCCCGCCGAGCCCGGCGAGAGCGAAGCCAGGATCGTTCGGCCGCAGATGGTGGCGTTTCAGGACGTCTATTCCGGCCGGATGCTGTCGTGGCGGCTGGACAGGACCCCGAACCTGCGCGCCGTGCAGCTGGCTTTCGGTGACATGGTCGAGACATGGGGCATCCCGGACCATGTGCTGCTCGACAACGGCCGGGAATTCGCCGCAAAGGCCATAACCGGGGGCACTCGCAACCGTTACCGGTTCAAGGCGAAGGACGACGACATCCAGGGTGTGCTGGTGGCCCTGGGCTGCGAGGTTCACTGGGCGCAGCCCTATGCCGCGCAGTCCAAGCCGATCGAGCGGGCGTTTCGTGACTTTTGCGACAGGGTGGCGCGGCACCCGTGCTTCGTCGGGGCCTATACCGGCAACAGCCCGGACGCGAAACCGGAAAGCCATGGCAGCGCCGCCGTCGACCTCGACGTCTTTCTCGAAGTTCTGACGCGGGAAATCGAGATGCACAACATGCGCGAGGGCCGCCGCTCCGAAGTGGCCTGGCGCCGGTCGTTCGCCGCGGTTTTCGACGAAGCCTATGCGACCGCGCAGATCCGCAAGGCCACCGAAGCCCAGCGCCGCATGCTGCTGATGGGGGCCGAGGGCCTGACGGTCGACCGGCGCACCGGGGTTCTGCGGTTCATGGGGAATATCTATCACGACGACGCCCTCCATGCCCATCCGGGCGAGCGGGTCGTGGTCCGGTTCGACCCCGGCGCCTTGTGGGACGGGCTGCATGTCTATTCCGCCGAGGGCGTTTACCTGACCCATGCCGCCTGTCAGCAGAAGGTCGGGTTTCTGGATGTGGACGAAGCAGCGCGCCACGCCCGCGCCCGCCGCGCCTGGATCAAGGCCGAGAAGGCCGCCCTGGCGGCGCACCGGAAACTGACGGCTGTCGAACTCGGTCAGGCGCTGGCGGATCTGCCGCCGGTCGATCCGGCCGCTCCGGTCGAGGCGAGGGTGGTGCGGCCGCTGGTGCAGAAGGACCGGTCGGGACGTGCGGACCGGCCGCGCCCGGACCCCGGTCTGGACGCCGCGCACGAGGCGCTGGTGCTCGACATGACGTCGCGGCGCGAAACGGCGTCCGACGTGGAGGAAACCGACCTGGAGCGCTTCACCCGGGCGATCGAACTGGAAGAGGCCAAGGCCGCCGGCGCGGCCCTGACCGGGGAACAGCTGCGGTGGCTCGGTGTCTATCAGGGCACACCGGAGTACCGGGCGCACCGCCGCTTCTACGACGATCTCGGACCGGGATACCTGGCCGGGTAAGTGCCGCCGCCGGGGCGCAACCCGGCGACGGCGGAACGACAGACGAGGACAGAATGACAGAGCAGCCAACCCTCTACAACAGCTTCGCGCCCTTGAGAAACGTCGTGGCGCTGACCCAATTGATCGAGAGATGCGACAGCCGCGCCCACGGGCTGCCCGGAATGGCGGTCTTCTACGGGCCGTCGGGTTTCGGGAAGTCCACCGCGGCGATCTTTGCCGCGAACAAGTACGGCGCGTTGCATATTCAGGTCAAGAGCACCTGGGGTGCCAGGAAGATCTGCACGTCGATCCTGTCTGAGGCCGGAGTCAAGCCGGCGACCACGGTCGCCGACATGCAGGAACAGATTTCGGAATACCTGGCCGTATCCGATCGCCCGCTGCTGGTGGACGAGGCGGATTATCTGGTCTCGAAACGGAAGATCGAGCTGATCCGCGATATCCATGACGGGTCGAATGCGACCGTGATCATGATCGGCGAAGAGGCTCTGCCAACCCGCCTGAAGGCGTGGGAGCGCATCGACGGGCGCATCATGAGCTGGGTCGCCGCCGAACCGGGGACGCTGGCGGATGTCGCGCCTCTGGCGAGGATCTACGCGCCCGGCATCTGCGTGGCGGAGGATCTGCGACGCAAGATCCTGGCGGCAAGTCAGGGGTCGATCCGGCGGATCTGCACGAATCTCGCGCATGTCAACGAGCGCGCCCGGACCCGCGGCGTGACCGAGATGAACCTTGAAACATGGGGGAGCGGCGAATTCCCGTCAGGGATCGCACCGGCGCCCCGGCGCGGTCTGGCGGCGTCAGTCAACGCAAGGGGCATGACATGAGGCGGCTTTCCGGGGGCAGGAAGACAATGGACGATTACAGGGCGGCGGCGCTCGACGCCGCGCGCAAGCTGGGCACCTTCACGACAGCGAAGCTCGCCGAGGCGGTAAAGGTGTCGCAGCCGACGGCGGCAAGGCTGATCGAAACATGGCGGGCCGCCGGGTTCGCCGAAGCGCGGCCCGGAGAGGGGCGGCCGCAGGAGTGGAAGCTCACCGACAGGTCGCGGCTGCTGTCCCGCTCGACACCGGAGCTGAACCTGTGGCGGACCCTGATCAAGCTCGGTACCGCCAGCCCGCGCGATCTGGCGGCGCATGCCTCGACGGAGCAGGCGCCCGTATCCGAAACGAAAGCGGCGGAGTTCTGCCGGATGCTGCTGGACGCCGGCTTTGTCCGGGTCATGCAGAAGGCCGCGCCGACCAGGGATCGCCCGGCGATCTATCGGCTGGTCAGACAGACCGGACCGCTGCCCCCGGAGAGGCGCCGGGTGACGGTGATCGTCGACCCGAACGAGCATAGTTATCTCAAGCTGCCAGAGGTCAGGCCATGAGCGCACCGGTGTCGAAGCTGGCTCTCGCCATGGCGCATTGGGGCGACCCGCCGGACTGGGTCCGGGCGCTGGCGGTTGCCTGCGACGGGGAGACCCAGGCGGCCGTCGCCAGCCGGGTCGGCTATTCCGCGTCGGTCGTGTCGACCGTGATCAAGCGGACCTATCCCGGCAACTGGCGGGCTGTCGAGGACAAGGTCCGTGGCGCCCTGATGGGAGCGATCATCGACTGCCCGTCGCTGGGCGGCCTGCCCCTGAACGAGTGCCGGGAATGGCGGGTGCGATCGCGGAAACTGTCCACCGCCAACCCCATGCGCGTCCGCATGTTCCGCGCCTGCATGCACTGCGTCCACAACCGGAAACCGGAGGGGTCGAGTGGATGATCCGGTCCAGATCGACGCGCTGCTCGACCTTGCTGCGCGCGGGCTCGGCCGGTTCGAGACGCTCGGCATGCGCGGCGCCGCGCGATGCACGCCTGCCGAGATCACCGCCATGGCCCTGACCCTGAAACAGCTGGGGCTGAAACCGATCCTGCCCGGCATGCCGGGCCCCGGCACCGCCGAATTTCTGCCAGATCTCAAGATAGGAGACCCCCCGACATGACGATCCCCACCGGATACATGAAAGACAGCCAGGGCCGACTGGTCCCCAGCGACCAGGTGAAGCCCGAGCACCTCGCCGAGGACGGCGTGGTGCGCGACCTGGTCGGTGCCGCCGCGCGGATGAACAAGGATCTGACGGCGTTCCGCGCCCACGCCATGGACGAGGCCATGGCCCTGCGCGACCTCGTTTTCGAAAAGTATGGCGCCAGCAAGGGCGGCGCCAAGGGCAACATGACCCTGCGGTCGTTCGACGGCGCGCTGGAAGTTCAGGTGGCGGTCAGCGAGACGCTGGGGTTCGGCCCCGAGTTGCAGGCGGCGAAGGCACTCGTGGACGAGTGCATCGAGCGGTGGGCCGAGGGCTCGGACGGCAAGATCCGGGTCCTCGTCTCCGACGCGTTCCAGACCAACAAGGAAGGCCGGATCGACACCGGCCGGGTTCTCGGCCTGCGTCGCCACAAGTTCGAGGATCCGTCATGGGAGCGCGCCATGGACGCGATCGGCGATGCCGTCAGGGTCCAGAATTCGAAGACCTACATCCGGTTCTATCGCCGCGACCCCGAGACCGGGGTGCGCCATGCCATCCCGCTCGACCTGGCGGCGGTCTGATGATCGCGCCTGAAAAGCAGCCGCTGGTGCGGACCCCGGCGGGGCGTCTCACGCGGCACACCGAAGTGCTGGGCCGTCATGACGACGGCACCGTCACCGTGAAGGTCTGGGGGTTCCGGACCTGTCGCGCCATCCCCCTGTCCCATGCGGACGTGATGCGGATCGAGGCCGAAACGGCCCCGCCGCCAGAAGGAGAGACCCCCCATGGCTAAACCCAAGATGACCCGCGCCGAAATGGTCGAACTGATCGCGGGCACCCTGAGCATGAAACCGGCCCAGGTCGAGGACGTCCTGAGCAAGTTCGCCCGGATCGCCGCCCTGCGGATGGAGGAGGGCATCGCCGTGCCGCTGCCCGGTCTCGGCGCGCTGGTGCCCACCGAACGCGCAGCCCGGACCGGGCGCAACCCGCGCACCGGCGAGGATCTGGCGATCCCGGCCCGCATCGGTGTGCGGTTCAAGCCAGGCAAGACCCTGACCGACAGGCTGAAGGCCAGATCTCCGGGGATCGACGCGGATGCCTGAGTCCGGGTTCTACTGGATGGGACCGAAGGAGGGCGGCGTCGTCGTCCTCTGCCGGTTCCCGACCCTCGCGGCGGCACGGGCACACTTTGCCGCCGCCGAAGGGAGCGCGCCGCCGTTGCCGCCGCCTCCGCCGCCGCCATCGCGATTGCCGGTCCCGGTGGCCCCGCCCGAGCCGCGGCCGCCCCGCCCGCCCGTGGTTCGAACCGGCGTCTGTCTGTTCACCCCGGAGCAGGACCTTGAGATCCTTGAAGCCTCCCTGGCTGGGGAGGCCTCTCTAGAGGTGCTGGCGCGGGAGTGGCGCCGCAACCTGACCGACCTGAACCGGCGCCGCGATCAGATCGACGCACAGACTGCCCGAGACATGAAGGAGTAGCACCATGACACGGTTCGCCGCCGTCCTGATCGCCCTTTGCCCGACGATCGCCGCCGCCCAGGTACCCTGCGCGCCCCGGGCGGCCATCGTCGAGAAGCTGGACCGGAAATACGGAGAGCGGCAGGCCGCGATCCACCTGACATCGCCGACGCGGGTCGAGGAACTGTGGGGCAACCCCGAAACCGGCAGCTGGACGATCCTGATCACCCGGTCCGACGGGCTTTCCTGCCTCAAGAGCAGCGGCGCGGGATTCGCGCTGCCCCTCGTGCGGGATGCCGCCACCTGACCGACCCGACCTGCCCGAGACCTGGAGGAAGACCCATGCATCGCATCGTCGTCAAGCGCGGCCCGACGGGCCTTGAAGTCTGGCTGCACCGGCGCCCGAACGGGGGTCGCCGTGTCGCGACCTACGTCACCCTTGCCGAGGCGCTGGCCTTTGCCGATGGCATCGCCGTAGGCTCCTGCCGGGGTGTCTCGATCGGCATCGACGACGAGGTGCTGGAATGAGCCGGCATCTGCAAAGGCTGATCCACGCCGGGTGCCGCGAGCTGGGGATCGATACCGACACGCGCCACGACCTGCAACGGACCGCGACGGGCAAGGCCAGCCTGTCGGACATGACCGAAGCCGAGCTGCGGCTGGTGGTGGACGCGCTCCGGGCAAAGGGGTTCAAACCGGCTTCGAAGGGGCGTGAAAGGCCCGCCGCAAAGCGCGCCGACGTGCGGCTCTGCCATGTCCTGTGGCGCCTGCTGGCCGAGCACGGCGCGGTCAGGACGCCCGGACGGGCCGGGCTGAACGCCTTCCTGCGCAGCCAGTTCGGACACAAGTGGGGCCATGTCCCGATCGACATCGACGCGATGCAAGACGCCGCGCGGATCGACGACGTGGTGCAGGCGCTGAAGGCATGGTGCAGGCGCGAGGGCATCGCGGTCCGGAGGCACGGATGACCCGGCGCCCCCTCAGGATTTCAGATCATGCCCTGGTCCGCTTCATGGAGCGCGGACTCGGGTGGGAGGTCGGCGAGGTGCGCCGGCTGCTGCGCGATATCCTGGCCAGCGACAGCGGCAGCAAGCACCGCCGCACGATCCGGTTCGACGGCCTCGACTACATCATCGAGGGCGACATGCTGGTCACCGTCACCAAGCCGGCCGCGCGCAAGCCCCGCCACCAGGCCGACTACGCGCCCCGGGCAGGGCGCCTGAAATGACCGGCAGCGCGTCAGTTGGCGGGTTTCGGGGCATTCACTGCCCCTACCCTCGGGCATCCATTTCCACCGCTGGACCAGTACTCGAGCCATCTCCGTTTGTGCTGCACTTCCCGTGCCGAAGCTATGCCGCCAACCTTGACCCGAACGAGGGATCCGGAACCACGTCTTTCGATACGCACCAGCGAATAATGGGTCGGGACCATTGCACTCTCGCCATGGTAGACCTCACCATAGCCGAGGTCTGGGTAGAGCTGACCTTCAACCCTTGCGGAGCTGATGATGATCGACCCGCCGCCCCAGCAGGCCCGTGTTGCGTCGAGGACCTCGGCGTAGACGGCCTGGTAGTTCATCCTAAGCGGAAACTCGTTGTCGAATGGCCTGGCGGAGAAATCGGATCCGGACTCGCAGGCCGTGAGGGCGACAATTGCGAGAGTGGCCAGCGCGGTGGAACGTTTCATATTCTTTATCGCTACTCCGGCGGCATCGCCGCCTTACCAGCCTTCGCCGTCTATTTGCCGACGTCAAGAGCGGAATGCTTGACGTTCCGTGCGAACTGGCCCACGGTATTTGAGTCCGCAAGTGGTGTCGAAGCCGCGCGCAGGATGTACCTACCAAAGGCGGTTACGCCCCGAGACGGTGCCTCATCAGAGGTGTTTTTTCTCCCGGGTGTTAACGGGCGCGTATGTCCAGGGCTTCGGCCTAAAGGCGCCCACCTGACCTTTGGCAGGTTCTTCGACCACCCGGGGGGCATCGTTCCCCGCGTAACCAAAGGAGAAGACCATGTCTCAAGACAAAGGCGATCTGCCCAGCATCATCGACATTCAGGAAGGTGCCCGATTGTTGCCGGGACGTCCTCAGTTCTGGACGTCATATACAATGGCGGATTTCTATCAAACGACGCCCAAGAGGGTTGTGGAGCAGCTCCGGCGCAATCCGAGGCGCTTTCCGGCAGACTTCTGGTTCGATCTGAGGAAAGACGAAACAGATGCTTTGGTGCCGCATTTTGCGGCACCAAACAGGTTGAACCGGGGCGTTCTCGTGGGCTTTACTCGTGCGGGAGTTCTCGCCTTGGCGACGGTACTGCGGACGCCAGTTGCCGACGCAGTTTCCGTGCAGATCATCCGCGCCTTCATCGCTATGGAGGCTGCACAGTTGGCCGACGTGACCTTTCTGCTCCAGAAGGTTCAGTCCGATGCGCGCAATCGCAGGCCGGTCCGGGCGCGCATCGTGGATGCGGCGCGGGACGGCTGGGACTTCGACAAGCTGAAGAGCACGGTATCGCTGTCGAGGCCGAAGCTGGCCAAGGAGGTCCACGATTGCGTGACGCTTGGGCTGATCGCGGAGCTCCTGCCGGGCACGCCTGCCCGGCCCGGGGTCCGTTGGGGCAACCCGGATCAGGGCAACCTGTTCGGGGAGGGCTGAGGCATGACCGACAGTATCGCCGAGTGCTTCGACGAGGCCCTGAAACTGTACCATGCGATCCGTGTGGAGATGGCGTTCCACTCGGCGGAAGCCGCCCAGCACGCCCTGATCGCCTGCCTCAGCGAGCTGCTCGCGCCCGAGTGCAGGAATATCCGGGATGTCCGGGTGAGGGCGGAATGGGTCTCGCTAAGAGTCGAAGCGAGGCTGATGGCGGACCTCGAAAGCGACACCGGGCCAGGGGAGATCGTCGGCCATGCGTGATCCCGATCCGCGCGACGAGATCTTCGCCGCGGCAGAGGCTTTGCGGGGTCTCTGCATCATCGCCAACGAGGCCGCGCCGCACAGCGAAAGCGCCTGCCTGTTCGCGCCGATCCTGTCGGTCATCAACGACCGGCTCGGCCCGGCGGCCGACCGCATCATCCACTTCCGCCCGCCGGAGTGATCCGGCCCATGCGGCCCCTGTCACGGGGGCCGCATGACCGAGCCCTGGACCTTCGATCCGCTTGTGCCGATGAAGTACGGGGCGATCCTTGCCGACCCGCCCTGGGACACCAGGATGCGGTCGGCGAGGGGATATGCCAAATCGCCCGAGGCGCATTACGACACGATGACCGAGGCGGAGCTTTGCTCCCTGCCGGTCGGTCACCTGGCGGGTCCGGACTGCATGCTGTTCCTGTGGGCGCGGTTCTGCGACCTGCCGCGTGCGCTGCGGGTGATGCAGGCGTGGGGGTTCACGTACAAGACCGGCGGGCCGTGGGTCAAGCAGACCAGCACCGGCAAGCTGACATTCGGCACCGGCTACATTCTGCGCGACTGTGCCGAGCTGTTCCTGGTCGGCACGATCGGGGAACCGGCCGTCGGGTCGCGTTCGGTGCGCAACGCGATCCTGTCGCTGCGCCGGGAACATTCCCGCAAGCCCCCCGAACTGCGCGCCATGATCGAAACGCTGCGCCCGCGCTCGCACCTTTGCGAGCTGTTCGCCCGCGAGCCGTGGCCGGGGTATGAGGTCTGGGGCGATCAGACGGACAGGTTCGCCGGAGATCGGGTATCATGACCGACCTGCCGCGCCCGCCCGCGCATATCGCGCTGCTGACCGATCTGATCGGTGTCGACAAGACGCTCGACCTGCTGCTCGGCATGGGCGGGGCCGAGCTGGTGATCCCGGCGCGCCCGACCAGGCGGTCGCGGCTGGTCCGGACCATCGGGATCGACGCCGCGACGGTGCTTTCCAGGAATGCCGGGCGGCTGCCGCGTCAATGTCCGCTGGGCAAGCCGTGGGTCGCGCGGACGCTCCATTCACGAGGCTTGCCCGCCGCGGAAATCGCGCGCAGACTGCATGTCACCGAGGCGACGGTCTGGCGCTATCTGGGGCTCTCCCCGAGCCGCCGCCCTGACCCCCGGCAACTGCCCCTGATCTGATCCCTATCACCCGATAGGGTGATCTGTTGCCCGGCGATGGGCGATGCTGGGGCCGTGCCGGGCGCCCACCGGCCCAGCCGGAGCCGTGCCCATGACCATGACGACGAGCCCTTCGGGTATCGCTTTCCTCGAGCGCCACGAAGGCGTGGTCCTGAAGGCGTACCGCGACCCGGTCGGCATCTGGACGATCGGCGCCGGTCTGACCAGGGCCAGCGGCGTGGTCGACCCGAGGGCCGGCATGCACCTGACCCGCGCGGCGGCGACCGAGCTGTTGCTGAAGGCGCTGGCGCGGAACTACGAGCCCGCCGTCCGCACGGCGATGCCGGACGCGGAGCAGCACGCGTTCGACGGCGGCGTCAGCTTTCACTGGAACACCGGCAAGATCGGGTCCGCCAGCTGGGTCCGGTCGTGGACCGAGCGGGACTGGCCCGAGGTCGAGCGCCGCCTGAAGCTGTGGAACAAGGCGGGCGGCCGGGTGCTGAAGGGCCTGGAGCGCCGGCGGGGCGAGGAATTCGAGCTGATCCGGTATGCCTTTTACGGAGCCGAGAGCATCGCGGCCCCCGAGGCCGGGCTTGCCCGCGTCGTCATCCCGCTGTCGACAGGCCTGCGCAAGCAGATGCACCGGGACTTCGCCGCGCTGGGCTATGACATGGGCAGCCAGCCGGGCGGGTTCCTCGACGCCGTGGTGCGCGACTTTCAGCGCGATCACGACCTGACCGTCGACGGGATCGTCGGGCGCGCGACGCAGGCGACCCTGCAACGCATGATCGACGCCCGCGCCAGGGCCCCGGCCGAATCCGGTCTGGCCGCGACGGGCGTTGCCGTGACCGGCGGGGTCGAGGTCACGGACGCCTTCGACGCCCTGCCCATGGGCGAGATGCTGGCCGTCGCCCCGGCGCTGGCGGGCGCCCTGCGCGCCCTGTGGGTGGCCTGGCACTACCGAGACGCCATCGCCACCCTGATCGCACCGAAGCTGCCGGGTCTGGCGGCGCATCTGAGGAGTTACTGATGTCTGCAACCCTGATCAGCCTTGCCGCCGGGATCGGCGCCCCGATGATCGAGCGCATCCTGCGCGACCAGATCGGCGGAAAGGGCGGCGCCCTGGCCGCCGATGTGATCGGCAAGATCGCCGCGGCGGCCGGTGTGCCCCGCGCCGAATTGCCGTCCTACGCCACCGATCACCCCGAGACGGTGGAGGAAGCGATCCGCGAGGTCGAGGCCTGGGCGCCCGAGCTGATCGCGCTCTATGCGCAGGGCGTGCAGCGACAGTTCGACCTGCTGGCCGCCGAAAAGGGCGAAGCCTGGTGGGCCTGGGCCTGGCGCCCGGCCACCTGCTGGTTGATCGCTGTGTTCTGGGCCTACACGATCATCGCGCATCCGCTTCTGACGACGCTGGCCGGGGTCGGCCTGCCGCCGGTTCCGGTGGACGGGCTGATCTGGCTGACGACGGGGTATCTCGGGCTCTACATGGGCGGGCACACGGTCAAGGATCTGGCGGCGAAACGATGGGGTGGCGCGTGACGGACCTGCCATTCGAAGCCATTGTCGCCGTCGCCGCCGGGCTGCTCACCCTGATCGGCCTCGGCACGGCGCTGTACCGGATCTTCACCGGCAAGGCCGAGGCCAATGCCGCGCGCATCGACCTGTTGGAAAAGCGGGTGGACAAGCTGGAGGCTTCCACGGCCGCCGCTCCGGGGAGCGCAGATATCCACGCGCTTCACATCGCGTTGACGGCGATGAGCGGTGACCTGAAGGAGATGCGCGCGACGATGCGGGGTTCGGCCGACATTCTGACCCGGCTCGAAAACATCGTCTCGCGACACGAAGAACACCTGCTCGGAGGGGCCAAGCGATGAGCGACTATGCCGAAACCCTGCGCAAGCACCGTCGCCTCGCGATCCTGCGGCACCTGGAGGCGGTACCCGACTACACCGGAAACGCCTCGATCCTGCAGAGCGTGCTGGCGGGCCTCGGCCTGAGCACGCAGCGCGACCAGATCGTGACCGATCTGGTCTGGCTTCAGGACAATGGCTTTGTCCGGCTTGCCAGCCATGGGGACTTCACGATCGTGACCGCGACGCAGTCCGGTGTCGAGATCGCGCGCGGCATCGCCACCCATCCGGGCATCCAGCGCCCGGGCCCGAGGCGCTGACCGATGCCCCCGCCCCGCAAGATCGACCTGCTGCCCGCCGAGCTGCGGCGCTGGCTGGAGGAAGAGCTGAAGAAGCGGGGTTTCTCGGGCTACGAGCAGCTGGCCGAGGATCTGGCTTTCCGCTGCGAGGACGAGGGTTTGGAACTGCGCATCGGCAAGAGCGCGATCCATGCCTACGGTCAGGAATTCAAGGACTATGCCCGTCTGCAGGAAGAGACGCAGGCACAGATCCGGTCCTTCCTCGAAGAGGCTTCGCTTTCTGACGAGGCGCAGGTCACCAAGGCGCTGTTCCAGCAGCTGACCGCGATCCAGTGGAAGCTGCAGATGGCGATGTCGGACGGAGAGAATCTGCCGGATCCGCGCGGCATCAAGGACCTGACCACCGCCTTGAACAACCTGATCCGCTCGACCTCGCTGCGCGACGCCATCGAGAAGGCATATCGCGCGACGCTGGTGGAAAGGCTCGACGCCGCCGTCGAGACCGGAGACCTGGACGCGCTGGCCCGCGAAAAGGCGCGCCAGATCATGGGCTTTAGCTGAGGAACCGACACAGATGGCCGAAACCCGCTTTACCACCGCCGATGCCGTGGCGATCTCGTCCGACACGCCCGACCGCCTGCTCGAAATCCGGGGCGGCAGAGTCCGCCTGACCCATGTCCTGGGCGGCGACGCGGCGGACGATCCGCGCCTGGTCCTGCGGGATGGCGACACCGCGACCCTGCATGGCGGGCAGACCTATTCGCTGACCCCGCTGGGCCAGCCCGCCGCGATGACCTATGAACTGGGCCCGGTGCTGGAACTGGTCGACCGCCCGCTGGGCGAGTACTCCCGCGTCATCACGGTCACGCCGGACGACGACGCGGATCTGCCGGTGCATGGCGCGGGCTTTCCCTGCACCGCGGCGGGAAACCTGCATTTCATCTCGACCGGGGGCGACGAGGACACGCTTGCCGTGACGCTGGGCCAGTATCTGCCGATCGGCATCGCGCGCGTCCTCGCGGACTCGACCGCGACCGTCCGCATTCTGCGCTGACGCGCATGGCCCAGTCGGTCATCAATTTCCTGCCCTACCAGCGCGACTGGATCGCGGACGGGAGCCGGTTCAAGATCGGGATGTTCGCGCGGCAGACCGGCAAGACCTTCTCGACGGGCGGCGAATGTGTGGACGACTGCTTTCGCGGATGGGCCGAGGACCGTCGCGCCCGCTGGGTCGTTCTGAGCCGGGGCGAACGCCAGGCCGCCGAGATGATGACCGAGGTGGTCAAGCCGTTCACCAGGGCGTTCTTCGAGGTTTACAACACCCTTTTAAGGGGCGGTGAACCCCGCTTTGAAGAGTCCGAGTTCCGCGCGCCGCAGGAGCGGGGACCCGATGCCGTCTACAAGGCGATGGAGGTGACATTTCCGAACGGCAGCCGGATCACGGCGCTGCCCGCGAACCCGGACACGGCGCGCGGCTTCAGCGCCAATGTGATCCTCGACGAGTTCGCCTTCCACGCCAAAAGCCGCGAGATCTGGGCCGCGCTTTTCCCGGTCATCTCGAAGGGCGGGCAGAAGCTGCGGGTGATCAGCACCCCGAATCGCAAGGGCAACAAGTTCTTCGAGCTGATGACGGCCGAGGATTCTGTCTGGTCGCGCCATGTCGTTGATATCCATGAGGCGGTGCGCCAGGGCCTCGACCGCGACATCGACATGCTGCGGGCGGGAATGGCGGACGAGGATGCCTGGGCGCAGGAATACGAGCTGAAGTGGCTCGACGAGGCCTCGGCCTGGCTCGACTACGACCTGATCGGCGCGGTGGAGCATCCCGACGCCGGGCAGCGTGAGGGCTACACCGGCGGCCCCTGCTTTGTAGGCGTCGACATCGCCGCGCGCAACGACCTGTTCGTGATCTGGGTCAAGGAGCAGGTCGGCGACGTGCTCTGGACGCGCGAGATCGTCGCGGAACGCCGGATCAGCTTTGCCGAGCAGGATGCGCTGCTGGCCGAGGTGTTCCTGCACTACCGCGTGGTCGCCTGCGCGATGGACCAGACCGGCATGGGCGAGAAGCCGGTGGAGGATGCCAAGCGGAACCACGGTCAGATCCGGGTGCAGGGCGTGCTGTTCACCGGCCCGGCAAAGCTCGACCTGGCGACCACGGTCAAGGAGTCTTTCCAGGACCGCCGCGAACGGATCCCGGCGGGCGACCCGGTGCTGCGCGCCGATCTGCACGCGATCAAGTCGGTCGTCGGCGTCACCGGCATCCGTCGCCTGATCGCCGATGGCGAGACCGACGGCCACGCTGACCGGTTTTGGGCTGGGGCTCTGGCCACCTCGGCCGCCCGGTCGGGGATCACGGAATACGATTATCGCCCCGCCGCGGCCCCGCGCGGCGACGCATTCGGCGGCGGTGCGAGCGGATGGCGCGACACGCCCGACGATCCCGGGTCCACGCGCAACTGGTGGAATCCGCCGGTCGGGTCCGGCCTGAGAGGCGGGTTCTGATGGTACTTCAAATCCACCCCTTGGGGCTGGGGGGCCAGGAGATGTGGAACCATCTCCCCGCACGGGGGATCGTTGGACCGAACCCCGCCGACCGGAAACACCTTAAGGCCGCCCCCACTGCACTGTGGCGCGGAAGCATAGAGGCCAAGTTAATGACAGAGAAGACGCTGGCGCCATCCGCCCGCCCGGTCGCGGCTTACCTCGGCGGCAAGCGCAAACTTGCCCGCCGGATCTGCGCGCTGATCGATGCGCACGATCACCGTACCTATCCCGAGCCGTTCGTCGGGATGGGCGGGGTTTTCCTGCGCCGTCGCTTCCGGCCAGGGGCCGAGATTGTCAACGACCGCAGCCGCGAGGTCTACACCCTCTTCCGGATGCTGCAGGAGCATTACGTCGCCTTCCTCGACGTGCTGCGGTTCCAGATCACGACCCAGGCGAATTTCGAACGTCTGGTGGCTGTGGACCCCGACACGCTGACCGATCTGCAGCGCGCGGCAAGGTTCCTGTACCTGCAGCGGCTGGCGTTTGGCGGAAAGATCTCGGGACGCAATTTCGGCCTCGATCACGGGCGGCCGGCCCGGTTCAACCTGACCACCCTTGAGCCGGATCTCGAGGCGCTGCACGAGCGGCTGAGCGGCGTTACGATCACCTGCCTCGACTACGCCGCCTTCATCGACCGCGTCGACCGGCCGGGCGTGCTGTTCTACCTCGACCCGCCCTACTTCGGCTCGGAGTCGGACTATGGCAAGGGCAGTTTCGAGCGGGCGGACTTCGCCCGGATCGACGAACGTCTGCGCGGCCTGAGCGGCGACTTCCTGCTTTCGATCAACGACCGGCCGGAGATCAGGGACCTGTTCGGCTGGGCCCACATCCAGCCGATCGACACCACCTATACCGTCGGCGTCGACGGCAACTGCTATCGCGCCGCCGAGCTGCTGATTTCCAGTTGGGCTCTGGCCGAGGGGAAAGACTGATGCCTCGCCTCGCGATCAGGGAAGCCCTGGACATTCTGGACAATGGCTGGTCGCGCAAAGGAGAGACAGATGGCCAATAGTCCCCGGTTGCTTGACCGGTACGGGCGCCCCGTCCGCACGGCGGATCTGAAACGCGAGGTCGCGGGCCCGACCCTGTCCGGCGTCCGGTCGCCGCTGTCCGGCTATCCGGCAGACGGTCTGACACCGCTGAAGCTGGCGGCGATCCTGCGCGAAGCGGACCAGGGCGACCCGATCCGCTACCTGGAACTGGCCGAGACGATCGAGGAACGCGACCCGCACTATCTCGGGGTTCTTGGAACCCGGCGCCGCTCGGTCAGCCAGATCGACATCACGGTCGAACCCGGCACCGAGGACGCGCGCGGCGAGGAAATCGCCGACCGCATCCGCGACTGGCTGGCGCGTGACGAGCTTGCCGAGGAACTGTTCGACGTCCTCGACTGCATCGGCAAAGGGTACAGCTTTACCGAGATCCTGTGGGACACCTCTTCGGGGCAATGGGATCCGGCGCGGCTGGAACGGCGCGACCCGCGCTGGTTCCGGTTCGACCGGGCTGAACTGACCACGCCGCGCCTGCTGGACGAGGGCGGTGAGGAGAAGCCCCTGCCGGGGTTCAAGTTCATCGACGCCCGGATCAAGGCGAAGTCGGGCCTGCCCCTGCGCGGCGGCCTGGCGCGCGTCGCCACCTGGGGCTGGTTGTTTAAGATGTACACGCAGCGGGACTGGGCGATCTTCACCCAGACCTACATGCAGCCGCTGCGGCTGGGCAGATGGGGCGCGGGCGCCACCGAGGAAGACAAGAGCACGCTGTTTCGGGCGGTCGCCAATATCGCGGGCGACTGCGCCGCGATCATCCCGGAGTCGATGCAGATCGAGTTCGTCGAGGCGAACGGGGCGGCGGCGACGTCCGACGTCTACCTGTCGCGGGTCGACTGGCTGGACCGGCAGATCAGCAAGGCGGTGCTGGGCCAGACCGCCACCACCGACGCCATCGCCGGCGGACACGCCGTCGGGCAGGAACACCGCGAGGTCCAGGAGGATATCGAGCGGGCCGACGCAAAGGCCCTGGCGGCGATCCTGAACCGCGATCTGATCCGGCCGTGGGTCGATCTGGAATGGGGGCCGCAGCCGCGCTATCCGCGCCTGGTCATCGCCCGGCCCGAGGCCGAGGATCTGAGCGCGCTTGCGAGCCAGTTGTCCCTGCTGGTGCCGCTCGGCTTGAAGGTCTCGGCCGCGTCGGTGCGGGACAAGTTCGGGCTGGAAGAGCCCGATGGCGAGGACGACACGCTCGGGGCGGCGCCAGAGCGATCGGTCGGTGACCGATTTGAAGCTCGGACAGCCAAAATTAAAGCCGTAGAGGGGTCAGGTCGACCCCCGGCGGGGGATGATGCGGCGCCGCAGGCAGAGGGCACCTCAGAGGGCCGCTCAGGGGCTTTTTCGGTTCCCGGGGTTCTGGCCGGCCGGATGGCGGTCGAGGCCGCCCCGGCGATGGGCGCGATCATGGCCCGGATCGAGGCGATGCTGGCCGCCGCGACCGGCCTGGAGGAGTTCCGCGAAATGCTGCTGGCCGGGTTCCCGGATCTGGATGCCTCGGCACTGGTCGAGACGATGGCACGGGGCCTGACGGTCGCGCAGGCCGCAGGCCGGATCGACGTGGAGGAGGAGAGCGATGTCTGAGAAGCCCGGAACGGTCGAAAGCGCGTCCGACGATCGGACGGCCAACAACGCGGTCCGGCACCGGTACAGGGTGCTGAGCGACCAGGAAAAGGAGGCAATGGTCCGGATCAAGGATCTGGGCGCAGCTTTTCTGGCACTCTGCGACGAGGTCGGTTCCAGCCGCGAAATGGCGCTGGCCAAAACCAACGCGGAACAGGCGGTCATGTGGGCCGTAAAGCACATCACGCGCTGATCCGGATGTCCGATTCGCCAATCCGCGCCACATTCCGCAAGCCCTTCTCCGAGCAGGTCGCGGCGTTCCGGTTGCGGCTGGGCGACCTGGTGCCGACCGCGCGCTGGGACGATCTGCGCGGCAACGAACACGACCGCGCCTTCATGGTCGCGGGCGCGGTCAAGGCCGATCTGCTTGCGGATCTGGGGGTGGCGGTGGAAAAGGCGATCTCGGAGGGCACGACCTTCGAGACATTCCAGAAGGATTTTCGCGGGATCGTCGAGCGGCATGGCTGGCACGGCTGGACCGGCGAGGGCACGGCCAAGGGCGAAGCCTGGCGGATGCGGGTGATCTACCGCACCAATCTGGCAACCTCCTACGCCGCCGGCCGCCTCGCCCAGTTGCGGGAAGGCAAGTTCAGATACTGGGTCTATCGCCACGGCGGGTCGCTTGAGCCGCGCCCGCACCATCTGAGCTGGGACGGCGTTGGCCTGCCGCCAGATCATCCGTTCTGGGCTACACACTATCCGCCGAACGGCTGGGGCTGCAGCTGTACTGTCCACGGCGCGCGGACCGAGGCCGGGATCCGGCGGGTCGGCGGCGACCCCGACAAGGCTCTGCCGGACAACTGGCGGGCCCGCGATGCCAAGACCGGCGCGCCGGCCGGCATCGACAAGGGCTGGGACCACGCGCCCGGCGCGTCGGTCAGCGACGAGATCCGCGCTTTTGCCGCCAAGCCGGTGGCCTGGCCTCACCAGATCGGCAAGGCCTTTTTCGGGGACCTGCCCAAGGACCGAGCAGACCCCCTTGTCATCGCGTTCCGCCAGACCGCCTCCCTGGAAGACGAACTGCGCCGTTATTCCGAACGGGTCATGGGCGAGCGGGGCGGCATGCCAATCAGCAAGCGCGTCGCCGTGGAACCCATGCGGACGCTCGGCCTTGCGACGCAGCGGGAGGTCGATACGGTTCGCAAGCTGACGGGCCGTGACGTGGCAGGCAGCGACTGGACACTCGATGCCTCCGCCGTTCGGCACGCGATGGCCCGGCACTCGTCTGCGGGGGTCGAAGTCTCCCGTGGCCAGATCCCGTTGGGTCCCTCCGATTTCGGGCGCCTTGGCTGGCTGCTGGCCGCTCCGGACAAGGTTGAACGTGCAGAAGACAGTCCAACCGGTCTGCCGGTCCTGCGGGTGAGCCGCGAGACCTCTTCGGCGCGGCTTGTCGCCCTGTTCGAGATCAGGCGGGGCCGGATGGCGCTCGTGACGATGTGGCTGGAAAAGATTGTGCCGGGTCCCCGCCCATGACGTCCAGGACGTTTCCGCGTTGTGAACGCGGCGGGTCGATGCCCCCGGCATGGGGAGGATTAGCATGATCGCCGTGGAACTCCAAGATGCCGAGGTGCAGGCGGGGTTCGCGTCGCTGGACGCGGTGCTGGCCGACCTGACCCCGGTGATGCAGGAGATCGGAGCCTTTCTGGTCGCCTCGGTCCAGGCGCGGATCGACGCGGGCGTGACCCACGAGGGGGTGCCCTTCGCGCCGCGATCACAGACCACCCTGGACAAGTATGCGAAGGACAATGCCACGTTCGGCGGTGTTCTTCGCAAGGCAGGGTACCTGCGCGGCAGCATCGCCTCGCAGGCGGGGCCGTTCAGCGTCGAAGTGGGGTCGAACCGGATCTATGCCGCCGTGATGCAGTTCGGGGCCGAGCAGGGTGCGTTCGGGTCGACGTCGCGCGGCGGCCCGATCCCCTGGGGCGATATCCCCGCGCGGCCCTATCTCGGCCTGTCGGAAACCGACCGGACGGGGCTGCTGGATATCATCGCCGAGCAGCTGGCGGCGGCCGCCGCCCCTTGATCCGTTCCCGGGGCCGTGCGACGATCATCGCAGGGGAAGCCATCTGCCGCGCACCGATCCCTATCACCGAATAGGGTGAAATCGGCCTGCTAATGTCGCGATGATGGCGACATGAACACCGCGTCCCTCACCGCCTGTCCCATGTCCGCGCTGCCTGTCTCGGCGGCGGGCGACCCGCCGGAGTGGGTTCATCTCCTGCCGCCCGCCGGTCGGCCCATCGAGACAGCGGACGCGCGCGGACCCTACATCTACCGGGACGCCGAGGCCCTGATCGCCAGGAGCCTGCAAGGTGCGGCGCACAATGGCGGCGAGATCTACATCGACGAGGGCCACGCCACCGACAGGGGGCAGCCTGCCCCGGCGCGCGGATGGATCAAGGAACTGCAGGCCCGCGCCGACGGGATCTGGGGGCGGGTCGAATGGACGGCGGAGGGGCGCCGGCTGCTGGCCGAAAAGGCGTATCGCAATCTGTCGCCGGTGCTGATGAAGGCCGATGCCAGGACAAAGGTCTTTGACTGGGTGTCGCGCGTGGCACTCGTGAACAATCCAAATCTGCGCGGCCTGACCGCGCTCCAGCAGGAGGACTCCATGTCCCTGAATTCCCGCCTGGCCGAGGCGCTCGGCCTGACCGATCCCGACGAGGATGCCATCGTGTCGGCCGTCACCGCCCTGACCGCATCGCCCGACCTGCAATCCGCCGTGACCGAAATCGGCGGGCTGGTGGGTGTCGCGGAGACCGCCGACCCGCAGTCGGTAGTGGCCGCCGTCAAGGTGCTGTCGACCGCGAACGAGGGCACCGCCGCGCTTCAGGCCGAGCTGGCCACGGTGACGACGCGGCTGAACGCCCTGACGGAAGGGGGCAAGCGCGACAAGGCGACCGCCTTCGTCGACGCCGCGATCGCGGCGGGCCGTGTCGGCATCAAGCCGCGGCGGGAGCACTACATCGCCCGCCACATGGCCGATCCGCAGGAGACCGAGGCGGACGTCAACGCCATCCCGATGCTTCAGGCCGGGTCCATGGTCCCGGCCACGCCGGCCCCGAAAGGCGGCACCGTGTCGCTGAATGCGGCGGAGCTCGAAAGCTGCAAGATGCTGGGCATCCGGCCTGCTGAGTACATCAAGACTCTCGAATCCGAGCGCAAAGAGGAGGCCGCCTGGTGACCGCACTGGCTGAAGACCGCAATACCCCCCGCTCCGAGGGCGATCTGCGCTCCGGACCCGTCGCCGCGTCGATGCTGATCTACGCAGGCGCGCTGGTCTGCCGGAACGCCGCCGGATACCTGGTCAAGGGCGCCGCGGCGACCGGCCTGGTGGGCGTGGGCCGCGCCGAGCAGCGGATCGACAATTCCGCCGGGGCGAACGGCGCGCTGACCCTGACGTACCGGCCCGGCATCTACCGCTTCGGCAACTCGGCCGCCGCCGACCTGATCACGATCGCCGAGGTCGGCGATGTCTGTTTCGTGGTCGACGACCAGACCGTGGCCAAGACGGACGGAACCAGCGCCCGGTCCGCCGCCGGGATCGTCGACTCGGTCGACAGCCTGGGCGTCTGGGTCCGCATGGACGAAGCCCTCACCCTCACCGCCGTCGCCGCGGCAGTCTAAAGGAGAGCCCAGATGCTCGTCAATTCCGCGAACCTCGCTCCGCTCCGCGTCGGTTTCAAGACCATCTTTCAGGGCGGACTGGGTCAGGCCTCGTCGATGCACATGCGGGTCGCCACGAACGTGCCCTCCAGCACCCGCGAGCAGAAGTTCGGCTGGCTCGGCAAGATCCCCAATGTCGTCGAATGGGTCGGCGCGCGCCAGGTGCAGAACCTGAAGCAGCACGACTACACGATCCGCGAGAAGGCCTGGGAACTGACCATTGCCGTCGAGCGCGACGACATCGAGACCGACAATCTCGGGATCTATACGCCGCTGTTCACCGAGATGGGGATGTCGACGGGGTCCCACTGGGATAGCCTGGTGTTCGGGCTGCTGAAGGATGGCTTCGCCACCGTCTGCTATGACGGGCAGTATTACTTCGACACCGATCATCCGGTTCTCGGGGTGGAAGGCACCGTGACCACGGTGCCAAATACCGATGGCGGGTCCGGCACGCCGTGGTTCCTGCTGGACGTCAACCGCGCGCTGAAGCCGATCATCCTTCAGAAGCGCAAGGATTTCGAGTTCGTGGCGAGGGACAAGCTGACCGACGGTAACGTCTTCACCAACAAGGAATTCGTATACGGCGCCGACGCGCGCGCCAACGTCGGCTTCGGCTTCTGGCAGTTCGCCTGGGGGTCGAAACAGACCCTGAACGCGGCGAACTATGCCGCCGCCCGCGCCGCGCTGTCCGGCATGAAGGGCGACTATGGCCGCCCGCTCGGCATCATGCCGAACCTGCTGGTGGTGCCGCCCGCGCTGGAAAGCGCCGGCCGCAAGCTGCTGAATTCGGAATTTGCATCCGGCGGCGAGACCAACGAGTGGAAAGGCACGGCCGAGCTGCTGGTCGTGCCCTGGCTGGCCTGAGGGGTGATCTGACATGGCACGCCGCGCGAAGGCAGCGCCCGCACCCGAAACGGAACCCGCGGAGAAGCCGGACCAACCGGCCGCCGCGGTAACGGGGGACAAGTCGCCCCCGTCGGTGGAGCCGGGGGGTGCTGCCCCCCCGGCTTCGACTGAAGCGGTCGCATCGACCGGACGAGACACCAGCGGAGAGGCCACCGGCCGTGACCGGGGCGAGCCGGCAGCGGGGGAAGACGCCTCCGCTGCCGACCTGGTCGTCGTTGGCCCATCCAGGGGGTTCTGGCGCGCGGGGCGCAGGTTCGGCCCGGAGCCGACCGTCATCCCCTTGGCGGACCTGACCGAAGATCAGATCGGGGCGATCCTCAGGGAGCCCGCGCTCGTGGCCACCTTCGTCGAAATGCCCGCAGACTGACATCCGCCCGGCGGCGCCTGCGCCGCCGGATCCGGGTTGCAGAGAAAGGCCAGGCAGGAGATCCCGACATGCCGTATTGCACGCTCGACCTGCTCACCGACCGCTTCGGCGCCCGGATGCTGATCGGCCTCACCGATCGGGCCGAGCTGGCGACCGGCACGGTCGACACCGATGTCGTCGACCGCGCCATCGCCGACGCGGATGCCGTGATCGACGGGCATCTGCGCACCCGCTACGCGCTGCCGATGGCCGAACCGATCCCCGCGCTGCTGACCGATATCGCCATGTCGATCGTCGGCTACAAGCTGCACACCTCGCAGCCGAACCCGAAGATCGAAACCGACTACAAGGACGCTTTGAGGCACCTTGAAGCGATCGCGAAAGGCACGATCCAGCTGTCCGCCGCCGGGCTCTCGACGGGCGGCGCCGCCACCGGGTCGGGCGCCCGGATCACCGATCGCGAACGCCCGTTCACCGAGGCCAACCTGAAGGGGTTCATCTGATGCTGGTCGTGGCTCCGGTCCAGGCGCGACTCGAAGCCCTCATCCCGGCGCTGGCCGATCGGATCGAGGGCGCCATGGAGTTCGCCGAACTGCAACGCACGAAAGGGACGCCTCGGTATGACTCCGGGGCCTTCGTGATGCCCGCCGGGGTGCGCCCGACCAGCGGCGACACCGGCCTGACGGGGCTCTTTCACCAGCCGATCGACCGGGTCGTATCGGTGGTCCTGTACCTGAAAAGCTACAGCCAGACCGGGCACCACGAGGTCGCCGACCTGGAGCAGCTGGTGGAGGACGTGACCCTTGCCATCTGCGCCTGGTCGCCCGACGCGGCCGACGGCGCCCCGTTCCGGCTGGTCCGGTCGCAGCTGCTCGCCTTCTCGGCCGGGCTGGTGTCGTACCATCTCGATTTCGCCCTCTCGGACTATATCAGGATCCTGTCATGACCCATCAGCCCGCGCCGCCCGCATCGGGGGGGCGCTACACCGAAGACCCGAAAACCGGCCAGCGGACCAGGGTCGCTGCGTCAAGGCCCGAAGCCGCCGCCGCCCCGCCTGACGCGGTCGAGTCGATCCAGGCGCCCCCGCCCGCCGACGCGACCCAGCGCCCGGCCCGACCGAAAGGAGCCAAGTCATGACGCGGCTTGTCAGAAAGAGCATCGTGCAGTTCATGATGGAGGATGACGGGTATGGCACCGGCATCCCCGCCGGGTCGAGCTGGGGGCCAACGGACGCCATCCAGGTGGCGAACCCGTCGTTCCGGATCATCCGCAACACCGTGCCGCGCGACCTGGTGCGCGGGTATTTCGGCGCGTCCGAGGAACTGCCCGCCTATCGCCAGACCGAGATCAAGTTCGATGTCGAGCTGGCGCCCTCCGGCACCGCGGGAGTCGCGCCGAAATGGGGTCTGCTGCTGCGCGCCGCGGGCTTCGCCGAGACCGTGACGGTCGACACGAAGGTCGTCTACACGCCGATCACCGACGATCCCGAAAGCGGTGTCGTGCGCTATTGGCTGGACGGGGTCGGATACTACAGCCGGGGCGCGCGGG